ATTCCCGTGGTCAATTGTCCGGCAGTGCGGACACGTATTTCTGCAATTCTTTGGTAAATTGGATGATATGGAATTACGTTGATCACGTTCTTGGCATTACGTCAGTAAAAATGTTTTGTGGAGACGATTCGTTGATAAACCTTCCTCGTATGAGCATGGCAGAAGTTGAAAGGCTCCTCCCACGTATCAACAACATCTTCTCCAATCTAGGCTTACCCGTTAAACTCTCAGCCTTTCCAGCTCGGGACCCTCGCATCGACTTTTGCTCTGGTACATTCTTGGGCAGAGTCTGGGTTCCATTTCCTCACAAAGTTCTCTCTAAAATTTTCACCGTCAAGACCCACGACCGTGATGACGTTGCCAATGCACAAGAGCGCACAGCTTATGCCCTTTACCACATGTATAAGTACTGCCCCACCCTCTTAAACAAAATTTTTGAGGGTAAGCGACGTTTGAGAGACGTTGTTTCCGATCCATTATACGAACCAGTCCTAGACGATTCTTATTCTTTTTACCTTAAACATGGTACTGAAGATGAAGTTTTTGCCCAGGCGGGTCAAGTGGAAAGAGGAAGAATACAAGACGAAGCTGACCGCGTGTTGGACACCATCTACCCGAACATCCGAGGCATCCCGATGTTTGAGGCGCGATCATGGTGGTTCACACACGCGGCTAGTATCATGTTTTCTGCCCATCCTCTGTATCCAGACCCCGTTCGTAAATATCGAGAAGCCATAGCCCCAATCGATCCGTCGTTTTTCAAGACCGGACAGAACATAGAAGAGACAGGCGCTTTTATCATGCCTTTTGCATCTTGTATGTTAATGCAGGTGGCTATAGAAGAGGAATCAGGAGCATACGTTGATTTACGTAGAGCTGTAGAGAGAAACCCACACCAAATAGTTGAGCAGGTCTCAGGTGATGTCATGGTCAGGATTCTTGACCATTACAATCACAATGTGCAAGCTCCAGACATTATCATAAGAAATACATTGTCAGCGAATAACGTCCCATTAGCGTTTACTGAGTTGACATCTCATTATGGCACTGTTTTGAGAAAGGTGTTTATGTATAAGCCAGTAGGAGAGAAGTTTGAGAAACTAAGAGTAGCCCGACAAGCATTTCTAGCCGCTCCA